AATAAAATGTTGTTTTCATGACTTTGAGTTTAATTCTTTATGTAAATATACGATAAATAATATAAAAAGATACATTAAAACAAATAAAAAGATAATAATATGATAATTTATAGTCTGTCTAAATAATATTAATTTGATTTTAATACAGCATTGTGTATTTTTGTATCATGGCAAGACCGAAACAGGAGGCTACTAGCTTTGGGGGTGTAAATGGAAAGACAGCAAACAAATCTCGGGTGGAAACAATGAAACAAATTCCTGATGGAAACTAGACGGCGGTTCGATTCCGCCCATCTCCACAAATGGCAAGACCGAAAGCAGATATAGACTGGAAACGTGTTGACGAACTCCTGGAAGCCGACTGCGAAGGAACGGAAATAGCTGCTGTACTAGGGCTTAATCCACTCACATTGTATAAAAGATGCGAACAGGACAATAAACTTAGTTTTTCAAAGTATTTACAAGAAAAGAAAGCATCGGGGAATTCAATGCTAAAAGAGAAGCAATTTAAGAAGGCTATATCCGGTGATAGTGGGATGCTCGTATGGCTCGGCAAAAACAGATTAGGGCAGGCAGACAAAAAAGATTTAGCTCACACGATAAAAGACGAACTACCATTTAACATAAAGCTTGAGTACAGAAACCGAAAAGAAAATAATCCTCAGTGATCCGCAGAGATATATTTATGAGAGTCCAAACCGTATCAATCTTTTTATGGGAGGGACCGGAAGCGGCAAGACTTTCTTAGAAGGAGTTATATCAGCTGCTCTTGTAAAGAAACACCCTCACATGACAGGATTCATCGGAGCCAATACATACGAACAGCTCAATACATCCACTTTAAAGAACATTAGGGACGTTTGGGGGAAGTATTTCGGCCTTGTTGAGGGTTTACATTACATTATAGGTAAGAAGCCTCCTAACAGCTTTAACACAGAGTTTCATAATTTCGATAGATACGATTCAATAATAAGTTTTGTTAATGGTGCAGTAGTTTACAAAGCCTCTTTGGATAATTACATGGCTCATGAAGGAAAAGAAATAGGATGGGCTGTGCTTGATGAAACAAAAGACACAAAGGAAGAAGCGATAAAGGAAGTTATTCTGCACAGACTCCGGCAGCCAGGCATAAAAATAAACGGTGTTTCGGTTAATCCTCTCTATATAGGCACTACTCCAGCCAAAGTAGATTGGCTAAATGATTGGTTCCGTTTAGATGAGATGGAAGATGAGATCCATTCCAAAATATACGACAAAGACGATTTCTTTAAATACGAGAACGGCGATCAGTGTGTTTCTATATGCTCAACGTACCACAACAAAGAAAATCTGCCAGAGGGACATATCGAAGGACTGATAAAAGAACACTCCGACAGAGAAGGCAAGCTAAAAGAATCCGGTAAACGATTAATCTTCGCTAATCCTTTTGGAAAGGCCGGTGGAGAATTTTATTCAAGTTTCGACCGGCAAGTGCATACAAACTATGTTCCTTTCCTGGAAAACGAACCGATACACATCTCTTACGACTTCAATGTAGTTCCTTATATGACTTTAACATGCTGGCAGATAGTTTCCATAAAGGAAGGTTACCAGGTCCGGGCATTTGATGAATTCTGTATGGGATCACCTAATAATACAACAGAACGTGTAACAAGGGAATTTTTACGCAAGTATGCTCAGAAGCTCACAGCGGGGATATTCTACTACGGTGATCCTACAGGGTCGGCAAGGGACACACGGAGCCGTAGAAACGACTATGATATCATTAGAGATGAACTACAGCCGTATCTCAATAATTATTCAGACAGAGTACGATATAAAGCACCGTCAGTAATCAAACGTAGAGACTTTGCAAACAATATATTTGATGAACGGTTTGATATTCGTATCTTAGTAGACCGAAATTGTAAGAAAATTATAGCTGATTTCGAGTATCTTAAAGAGGATCCAGAGGGTAAAAAGATGAAAACAACCGTAAAAGATCCCGATACGGCGCAGAGTTACGAGAAATATGGCCATACTTCTGACAGTTTTGATTATTTCATTACAGAGGCTTTCAGTAAATACTTTAAATTATGATACAAATCCTAGATGATTACATCCAGCAGCTTGCTGATATTGTAGTAAACAGTACACGACATCAAGATTATGAACGTGTAAAAGATCTCGCTGGTATGTATTACAGCTTCATTACAGGCGAAGGACTTGACGATATGATGAAACAATTCTCTATGCGGGAAACTGACACAGCTTTTGAGCAACGTAAAGCGATTACACAACATATTATTCCTTCAGTTGTCTCCAATATCACTTCAGTAGAAAGAAAAGTACCGCGTTCTAACGGCATGACAAGGGTGATAGGTTATAAAGATGATAAAGAATTTAAACAAGCAAAAGATTTAGAAGATATTCTTAAAGTCTTTTGGGGAGATATGTCTTTTGATGATTGGATGTCTACGCGGTGGATCGAACTAAACGACATTGATCCTAATGCTTTTGCTATTATCGAATGGAAGGCTTTTGATGAGAAAGTTAAAAAAGCCAGTCCATATCCTTACGAGTCCAAAGCCTCAGAAGCGATAATGTTTGAATATGATAACAACATCCTTCAGTACTTAGTTGATAAAAAGGATGAAGTTTATACTATGTATCTTCTTAATCAGACTATCCAAGCCATACAGCTTGATGAAGATAATCCTATTTATGGGTCTGTTGCACACACCGCAACTGAAGTAGGGGAGATCGTAGAAGTTGATGGACGGTTGTTTTTCAAGAAAGATGAAAAGACTTATTTCGAGATAATTCAGTTCAAACCACACAATCTTGATAAAGTTCCTGCTTTCAGAGTTGGTTATAAACGTGACGATGTTACAGACGGTAGGACTTATGTTTGTCCCTATCATGAAGCAGTTCCTCATCTTAAAAAGACGCTTAAAGCAAACTCTGAGCTTGATCTTACAATGGCTTTGCATGCTTTTCCTCAAAAGATAGTCATGGCGAATAAATGTACTAATCCAGACTGTCTTGAAGGATATACACACAGGAGTGATGACGGGAAACAAGTAACAACTAAGTGTAATCAATGTCGTGGATCAGGATTTGAAGTACATACTTCAGCACAGGATATGATTTATGTGCCTATTCCTAAAGTACCAGAAGAACAACTATCTTTAGATAATCTTGCTAAATATCTTACTCCCGAAGTGGCTCTTATAGAATTCCAGCGTAGCTATGTTGAATATTTAACTAATGAATGTATGCAAGCGGTCTTTAACTCTGATATTTTCACACGCGAAGAGGTAGCTACGACAGCTACAGAGAAACGCATAGATCTGGATAATATCTACGATACACTTTATCCGTTATCATTGCGCTATGCTAAGTTGTGGAAGTTTGGAGTCAATCTAATAGCAGAGATAACCAGCCTGGACAATAATCTTACAGCAGTGCTTACTTTTTCGAAGGATTTCAAGTTTAAATCAAAAGATGACTATATCCGGGACCGGGCAGCAGCCAAAGAAGCAGGTGCGCCGGATAAGATTCTACGTAATATTGATGATGAGATTATAAGAATAGATACGGCAGATAATCCACACGAATATCAGGTTTTCAAGACAGTAGAATCTTTCGATCCTTTTTCAGGAAAGAGTGATGAAGAAATTATAACGGCCTTAACAAGTAATTCTGTTCCTTTCGATATAAAAGTCCTTTACAATAACCTGGGGTGGATCTTCGATGATATCTTCTTAGAAAATGATGGATTCTTTCAGATGCCGCGTAAAAACCAAGTTGAGATAGTTGACGCAAAGGTTCAGGAGATTGTTACAGAACTAGAAAGTCAAATGTCTCAAGCTGCAACATTTGTAGAGCCGGACAATGCTTAACAATAGATGCAAGGAGGGTGCTGGTTCCCAGTTAGGTCTCATAAGCCTGATTACGCAAGTTCGATTCTTGCCCTTGCTACAAAAATATGGCTGATAATAAAAAACTATCTGATCTATGGAAGCGCAAAGATGATTACATTGCTTCTCGACTGGACTGGCTCAGTAAAAGAGTAGACCGAAGCCAGCAGATCCTATTATCTAGCTTAGTAAGTGATTTTATGGGTGAATTCTCAGTAGACGAGACAGGTAAGTTAATAGCCAATACAAAGAATATGCGGCTAACTATGAAGTTAGACAAGTTCTTTGATACGCTGGACACAGAAACACTCAGAAAGGTAAACACTCAGTACGGCCAGGATATGCTTAAGCTTACTCCATTATCAGAGAGATATTATTCAAAGATGCTCCCCGATGCTGCTGATGCCATAAAGAGTATAGGGGAAAAAGTAGGATTCATTGAGACATCGATAGGCATAAAAAAAGGTAAACTAATCAAAGGAGGTTATTTAGAGAAGGTAACCAGGATGCCGGAAGTTCGCCAGGAGCTAAAAGATTATGTTATCCGGTCAGTGAACAACAAAAAAGGCTATTCTGAGTACCTTCGGGGAATGAAAGAGATTGTTACCGGAACAAAGGTACGAGATGGAATGATTGAACGGTACTACAGGCAGTTTGCGTATGATACGTTTAATCAGACAGATGCGGCAATTAATAAACATTATGCTGACAGTTTGGAGCTAACATGGTTTGTTTACGCAGGTGGAACGATAGATACTTCTCGACAATTCTGTATAAAACGTGCAAACAAAGTCTTTAACACGAAAGAGACAGAGAAATGGAAATGTGACCCTTATCTGATAGGCAAGCCGAAGGGTGTACGATGTGACCAGAAGTACAATGCTTTGATAGAACGCGGCCGGTGGAATTGTAGACACTCGATACGGTACATTACAGAGAGTTTGGCTTGTGAGCTTGGCAGAAAGGAAGCTTGTGATTAGCGTAATAATGCCCTCCTATTTAGGTAAGTACAAAACTGCTGCTAAAGATCGGGATACAAAGATTGTTCGGGCAATACGAAGCGTACAGGGACAGACCTACAAAGACTGGGAGTTAATAATAATTGCTGATGGATGTGAAAAAACAGTTGAAATTGTCAAGCAAATTAACGATCTTTATAACGTTAAAGTCTTATACATTGACAAGCAGCCGCAATGGAGTGGCACTGTCAGAAACACCGGACTAGATGAAGCTAAAGGCGATTATTGTTGTTACCTGGATATTGACGATGCGTTTGCTCCGGGGCATTTGGAGGGATTGGCTACGGGCAGCAAGAATGGGAAAGATTGGTATTGGTTCGATGACTATGTTTGGAATGGACAGGAATTCAGGCATAATAAATGCAATATCAACAAAGTCGGGCGTTGTGGAACATCCAATATCATGCACAGACCTAACGTTGCTCGATGGAACAAAAAAGGCAATTACTCACACGACTGGAAATTTATCACTAACTTGCGACAAGCCTCTAGGGATTACGAATACATTAGAGCCGGGGAATACCTCGTTTGTCACGTGCCCGGAAGATTCGATATATGATATACAACTAAAATTTATACCGTGGAATATAAAGAATTAATCGATTATCTTATTAAAACGCATCCATATCCTGAAGATGTATTTATCCCACCTACTAAGGAACAATGGGAGCAGTTCCATAAAGTCCTTAAAGATGCAGGGATGGGTTCAGATGGATTTGTGGGACATTGTTGCAGGATAGGTTATGATGCTTGTTTATATCAACTAAAAAAAATTGAGGAGGAATAATAATGGCGTGTGGATGCAAAAAAAAGAAAGGTGCTAAAGTAGCTAAAACACCGAATAAGATAGTAGTTCCGAAAGGTTCTTCAAGATATGTAGTTCCTACTAAACGTAAAAGATGATTTCTATTATCACCCGTTGCCGCAATAGGCTTGAATACACTGCTCAGGTTTTAGATGCTGTTCGTAGTAACACGAAATGCGACTATGAGCATATAATTATTGATAATGATAGCTCCGATGGTACAAGAGAATGGTTTAATTGGATGCTGGTAAATACTGATTCATGGTATAATCATGTGACTTATTGCCGAATGACAAGAAATTACGGTGACTGGGGTGGTATGTTGGCCGGATTCCTTATAGCAAGAGGTGATTATATTGTTCAATTAGATAATGATATTATTCCTTGCGAAGGCTGGCTTACAGCGATGCTAACAGTCTTAAATAAGACAAGCTATAAGGTAGTAATGCTCAAGAGAGATAACGTAGCCTGGGAGCTAAAACCGCTATCTACGCCTAAAATTATAGACGGTTTAGAGGTTACAAGAGTAGAAAGAGCCGTTGCATGTTACATGATGAGCCGGGAAAGCTTTGAATTGTGTGCTAAATATATACCACCGAAGAGAGGTGCATTGAGTAAATATATCATGGCTGGATTGAAACCGAAAATATGGAAAGGATTAAAACCAATTGGAAAGATTCTAAATAAGACTTGCATAGAGCTTGGCAGATTTCCAGAGACAGAAATATTCACCTAAAAACCCTCAGATATGGGAGAAGATATAGTTAAAATACTTGAATTCAAAGTACCCCCTGCTAAAATAATGCTAAGAATAGGCAATAAAGAACAATTATCTGAATTTTGCAAAAAACATGGGATTATAGAAGTAGAAGAATATGTCCATGCTCGTTCTTTATGGTTCCAAGATGAAAATAAATTTATTTTATTATTAAGGAATGATTGTGAATTAAAGATTCATGAATTGGTACACGAATGTAAACATCTTACTAATTTCATCATGGAATCAAGACAATGGAAACTTGATCTTGATAATGATGAACCTGAATGTTATTTGCTTGGAGAAATATTTAAAAGAATATATGCGATATGGGAGAAAATATAATCTTTACAGCTTATTTTACCACTAAAAAGGATCCCCAAAGGAGAAAATATTGGAAGCAAAATGATATAACACTCATTAATCCTTTGTATGACAGCGTAAAGCGACTGGGATTAAATATGATTATCTTCCAGGATGGGGCAAGTAAGGAGTTTGTTAACAAGTATTCAACAGACAAGATACGATTTGAGAGATATAAGCTTAGAGGTGAAATTCCCCTCACAGAGCGGTTCAGGTGTTATTTCCACTATTTAAAGAAATATCGATATGAAAAGATATTATGCCTGGATTGTGGAGACCTGGAACTTTTCAAAGATCCATTTCCGCTGATTGATGATAGTATACTGATTGGATCCGAAGAGAGTAAGATAGGTGATTCAGTGTGGATAAAAGATAAATTCCAAAAAGCCTTTGGTGAAGTTTCGCATGAAGACAAAAAAGTATTAAATTGCGGTATCCTGGGAGGGCAATATGATAACTTATTCACGTTGCTATCAGAATTTAAACAAATAACAGATACTATGAAGCGTAATGCTGATATGGCTATTTTCAATAAACTGATCTATGATGGATTTAAATTCAAGACGGGTTATCCTATTCATACGGTTTTTAATAAATTTGAGACAGATTCAGGTTGTTATATAAGGCATAAATGATAGACATAGTAATTGTAACCAACAGCATAAACAGCCCTTTATGGTCAATGACCAGGAATGCTATTCGCACAGCCAGAGAGAATGCAGGAATGCAGATAGGTCAGGTAGTAGTAGTTGAAGAGTGTCTTACGGCCAGAGAGCAACCAGGTACAAAAATGCTTTACTATGATTTCGAGTTTAATTACAATAAATGTCTTAACTTGGGCTTTTCGGTCTGTGAGAATAAATATGTAGCTTTCTGTAATAATGATCTATACTTCGAGCAGAATTGGGCTAAGAACGCTATTTATGCAATGGAAACGTTTAGCTTTTTAAGTGTCAGTCCTACTCCAAGGCATATATTCGGAGGGTTAAGAGTAGGTTATGAAGTCGGGAAACATGTATTAGGATGGTGTATTATCATGGATCGGGTAGTAATGGATATGATCGGAGGGTTTGACTATCCTGTAAGGTTCTGGTATTCTGACGATGTTTATGCAGAACAACTAAAAGCCGCCGGCATACAACATGCACTAGTAGGTAATTCTCTTGTAAGACATCTCACAAGTGTAAGCCTTCTCAATCGGAAGATAGTTAGTGGCAAGTTACGCATGGATATGCAAAAAGGACAGGAGAAGATTTTTAAACAATATAAAAAAGAAAAGTATGAAAGCACAAATTAAAATTACTTATCCGGGGCCACTAAACGTAGAGGTTGATAAAAAAATCACCAAGGCAATGGAATTGACCGGCGCGAAATGGTGGGCGCAAGGGACTAATTTATCATCCAATGAAAGGGATATTTGTTTTGATTTAGAAGTATGAAAAAACCGGGGTGGAAAGTTGCTGCATCCTCTCCTAACAGCTTTACCCCGGCTTTCAAGGACATATAGTCCTCTACCTCCAATTGGATTAATACAAAGATAATGAAAATATCTATAGTATCAGCAATATGGAAGCGTAAGGCATTGACTAAAATCTTTCTTTCGAGTCTTCAGAGATACAAAAAAGACTACGGGATAGAGGCGGCAATAGCGGGGAGCGAAGGTCTAAAATCAAAAAGAATGTGCCTAGACTATGGAGTAGCCTATGTAGAAACTCCTAACAAACCTCTCAGTAACAAGTTTGTTAAAGCTTCTCAGTTAGCGGCCATGAGATTCAATCCTGATGGGTTTCTGATTCTAGGAAGTGACGATTTCATTGATGATGCTTTGATTCAGAAATATTTCAAGACACTAAAAGACGGTGCGGATATAACGGGCATAAAAGACTGTTATTTTTACCATACAAGAAGCAAGGAAGCTATGCACTGGATAGGATACACGAATTTCCGCAAAGGAGAGACTGTAGGCATGGCCCGTATGCTCAGTAAGAAAGCTTTTAACAAACTCAACGGCAAGCTATGGCCTTCGGGTATGAATTCCGGGCTTGATTATAATATGATGAAAAGACTAAGGATGCACAATAATTTTAACTGGATCTCTTTTTCTATTAAGGGAATGGTTGCAGTAGATGTTAAGGGACAGGGGAATATTACGGGGTTTGATTGTTACCGTGAGAATATGGAGCCTGTAGATATAAGTATTTTTGATACTATACCTGAATTTAAACTAATAGAGAGATTGTGAATTATACTCCTAGCGCATATAATAAAATTTATAAATGTTCGACAAAATATAGATGTCATTATACAAAGAGTCCATATTATCCGTTATGGTTAGCTTCTTTAAAATATATTTCAGACAATATAATAGAACTTGGTTGTGGGACGGGGCAATTTGCACAAATATTCGGGGATAATCCTAATATTTCTTATATAGGAGTTGATTTCAGTGAGGAAGCTATCAATCAGGCCCGGTTAAGAAATCCATCCATGAAATTTATGTGTAATGATATTTGCTCAATTGATATATCTCAATATGATACTATAATAGCATTCGAGGTATTAGAACATATTAAAGATGATTTGGGTATTTTAGAAAGAATGAAACCCGGACAGAGAATTGTATTCTCAGTGCCGGATTATATGTCTGAAAATCATTATAGATGTTTTAAATCGGAGGATGAAATATATTTGCGATATCAGTTATTAGATATTTATAATATTGAAGAATTTGAATTAGTGAAAAATAAATTTAATGATGTAAACACATTATTTTTGGTCTATGGAAACAAGAGATAGTTTAAAAACGACCTTCCACCGCGGAATCATGAAAGATGATCACGGGAATATGGATTATGACTTTATACGTCTTGCCAATAAACAACAATCGCTTACTTTTCTGACAAAATTCCTTAACCATAGATATAATCCTCCTTGGTGGGAGACACCTTTCGAAGAGATTAAATTCACAACTCCAGCAGAACGGATTAATCCTGATTATAAATATTTGCTCAAAGATCAACCTAAAACGAAACTATCCATTCAGCAATTCACCCAAAATATAGTCGATGGAGTAAAAAAGTATATTGTTGTAAATCTCAAAGAAGGCGAAAAATATCTCATGTTACATAGTGGAGGTTATGATTCTCGCATTATAAGTTCTTGTATGCGTGATCTATGGCTGGAGGGATTGCGCTTTGATATTCATTTCCGCTGTCATCAGCCGGAGGGGCCACAATTTTTGGAGATTATGAAACGACAGGGCTGGAATAAGGATCAATTTTCAATCTTTGAAGGAGCGAAGGAAAACTATTATAATATCGGCGATAAGAATAATACACTTAATGGCTGGAATAATTACAATCAGTCCATGAATTTCTGGTCAGATATTGTTCCTGATGAAAGTAAATATTTTGTCATAACGGGATTGATGAGTGAGAGTTTCAAATATATTGCAATGCATGGTAAAGAAAATTTTCCTAGAAGGAGCGATAATAGATTTATAGATATACTCTTACACTTCACTCCCGATGAGGGACAATGGGACTCTTTATATATGATGGAATTTAAGGATTTACTTATGCCCCTTGGCTCTTATACATATCTTGAGCATGCTCTTACTGTTGACCCTGAGTGGTGTAAATTTAATGGAAAGACTGATACTATACGAATAGAAATAACAAAAAGATTCAAATATAATATAACAGATATCCCATACGGAAGGCATGATTATAGCTGGAATCTGACAGATAAGTTTTTCAAAAAGCTTGAGAATGATTTTTATGATTCAGTATTCTATAAAAATTATGGAAAATATCTATCTAAAAAACCTGATTTCACAAAACTTTATGGTTGGGATGCAAAATTATGGGGATTTATGACTGTATATGATGCAATATTTAAAAACTATGCTTGACGAAAAGAGACTAATCTTATGTGCCGGATCGCAAACACGGTGGAACAAAGTTCTTAATCCTGATATCCCTGAGATCAAGCAACTAATAGAAGTCAAAGATGAAATACTAATTGAAAGAATACAACGTCAGTTTCCGGGATCTATTGTTATAACTCATTTAGACGCAATAAAGCAACATTCTACAATGGTATTTAACGTAGAGCAGGGCATTTGTACTCTAAACACTTTACTTACTACTCACTTGCTTTGGTCAGAATGGACAACAATTCTTTTAGGAGATGTTAATTATGGAAAAGACACTATCAGGAAAATTAAGGCCCAGGAACAGCAGATACAGTTCTACGGCGATCAGAAAGAAATCTATGCTTTAAAATGGCATCGTTCATTCAATGACTTTATAATAATGAATATCGGAGCAGTTATTAATAATCCGGGATGGACTCCGCAATTTGGTAAACTATGGAATTTATATCGCAGTTGCACGGGTACTCATTTCATGGTTAGGAGTGAGATAAAAAAATTCTTTACCTTTGTAAGTGATTCGCAGGATTTTGATATACAGGCGGAATACATTAAATATGCCAAGAAGCAAGGAATACGAAAATAGAATACCCGCTTTTTATCGCAGACAAACAATTGATGTAATGTTATTTGTGCATGTTACGGCAATGATAGAACGCAATAAAATGGAGATAAAAGATGCTATTAATGACTTTTTTTTATTGTATGGAATTGATGAAGAAGAGTATCCTATAGGTACTGCCTTAAAGGTCTATCACAGAGTGCGTGTTAATTTTTTATGGACATCATTAAGAGACTCACTTGATAATTTAAATAAATAAACTTAAATTTGTAAATCATGGAAAAGGAAAAAGAAACACCCTGGACAGAACAAAAAGTATTATACAAAGACGGCAACGTTGATGTATATCGTAAATTTGGTTGGGAAACCTGGAAGCGTATGACCGAAGATGAACGGGCAATGTGGACAGAATTTTCCGAAGCTACTCCTGCTCCGATTTCTAAGGAGGTAATTGATTTTAACGAAAAGATTGTTGCAAAAGCAAATAAACCAAAGCCAAAAGCAGTTGAAGTTTCTGTTGATGAATTAACCGAAATTCCCGATGTTTTCGAAGATGAAGATATTGACACATCTAAATCACTTAGTGAAATTGAACAAGTCCGGGCAGAACTAAAGGAACGTGGAATAAAGTTCGCATACAATTCTAAGCTTGAAACATTACAGAAAAAACTAGATGATGCCGACAATACAGAGTAGGAAATATGAAGATCATGTGGATTATGTCACGGTTGAGACATGGCAGATGATGAAAGACAAGGGGCTTGCTCGTAGATTTAAAGTCATTGATGATAAAGACTTGCAGGATACGGTAGTAGCAACGCCTCAAGCCTTTACTGAGCCGGTTTCTTTTGAAATACCTGAGATGGAACGCGATGAAATAAAAGCTGAATTGGATAAAATAGAAGGGTTTGAATACAATAAACGCGCTTCTACAGATAAATTATATCAATTATATTTAGAAAATTTGTGAAATGGCAGTACGACTTAGAAAAGGCAAAGATGGTTTCTATAAAGCATTGTGTGCTGCAGAAACCGAAGCAAATAAAGGTGACATTTATATTGACGATACAATGGATGAGGCTCTAAATGCGAAATATTATGAAGATTTTTATAAGATGGGAGCATTAAAAAAAGAGTGGATTCCTGAAGATATGAATTTTGAAGTTTAATAAATTGTAACGCAATGAACGAAAAAGAATTGCTTACCGGGCTTTTGACGAAAGCTTATAATAAAACGTCCGAGGAGATTTCAGCACTCCTTTACGAAAAAGCTGACGATTCTGATGAAGTTACTTTAAAAGAAGGTGCGCTTGACTTGGGACTTGACCTTGATACGAAACGAGTTGAAAAACTCAAATCATCTGCCACGCTTGACAAAACTCAGATCAAAAATCTCCGTGACCAACATATCAAAGAGATCATGGAAGATTTTGAGAAGAAAATCAAAGCTGCTTACGGCATAGAGAGTACGTCAAAAGGTCTTGACCTTGTAAAAGAAATCATTGATCAGGTTTCAGAGTGTGACATATCTGATGAAAAAGTAAAGACTCATCCTCTTTATGTTGAGCTTGAAAAACTCAAGAGCAGAGAAGATTATGATACACTTCAGAATGATTTCAATGATTATAAGTTAAACCAGGACAAAATTTCCAGGCTTACTAAAATCAAAAGCAACGTATTGTCTATATTTTCCAGCCTTAATCCTATACAAAGCGAGAATCCTGTAGTTGCTCAGAACCGTAGAGAAGATTTTCTCAACAAGTTCGATCAATACGATTACGAACCACAGGAAAGCGGAGATCACCTGATTCTAAAAGGTGGTAACCGCATGGATGACCAACACGGTAATCCGATAAAATTTGCTGACTTTGTAAAAGGACTTGCCGAGTTGAATTACGATTTTGCTCAGAGTGACCAGAGAGGCAACGCCGGAAATGACCCGGGTGGCAATGGTGGTGGAAGCCATATTGACGTACCTAAAGACGAAAAAGAATACCTTGCTAAGATGGCGGACCTTATGCAAAAGAACGATAAGGAAGGCGGTATAAAGCTTGCTGAGGCGTGGAATGCGTCCCAAAACAAGTAAAAAATGTCAACAGCTAAAGGCGTGTTTTCAGAAACCGCCCTTGTAAACATCCAAGTAAAAGCAGATCAGATTTGGGCTGACCGTATTCAGAAAGTTGATTATGAACCACAAGCGGAAATCGTAAAGTGCATAATCGCTCAGACTACGGCTAAATTTGGTGATTTGAAAGGAAAAAAAGACCCGACTATAGATGTAGGCTGGGTCAATGCATGTGACGTTGAAGATGGTAGCTGTACCGATTGTACTATTTCGGGTACTGAACTGTCTACAAACGTTGAAGAATACTACTTAAACCGCGAACGGTGTGCTGAATTTAAAGTTGGCGAAGATGTTTTCCGTACCAATTTCTTCGATTTCGAAGATATTGTTGCAAAAGGACTTCTGAAAGCTTCTCTTTCTTTAGACGAATGGTGGGCCGGTCAAGCGGTTGCTGTACTGAACGCCAATCTTGGTGTGAATGAATCTGACCATGGAAAAGGTGATGTAGCAGGAACAACTACTTATGTTCAGCCTGCTTACTGGAACGCTGATCTTATGGGTTATTTTGCCCGTGTAGCAAAGATGAACAGATTCAAAAATCCTATGCTTATTTCAGGTCTTAACCTGTATGAAAGTATCTGGACAGCCGAATGGGATAAATGCTGTGAGAACGGTATAGGGAAATTCGGTACTATGGACTTTTGCTTTGATTTGTTTAACATTGATAGCGTCAATGACCCTAATTATATCACTTATATGTTGAACAAAGGATCCTTAGCATTTGTAACCAAGTGCTATTACGAAGCAAATAAAGCTGCAAATCCTGTTAAAAATATGGATCAATATCGCTGGTCGATGCCTTCGTTCTACTTACCGGGAGTATGTTACGATGTTCATTATAAAAATACTTGTGACGATGGGGACTTCTTCAGTCACGAATTCAAGCTGAAAACTTTCGGAGATATCTTTTTGAATCCTGTAGGTTGTACTGCAACCCGTACAGGCATCCTTGAATTTGAATGTGGTGAAGAACCATAGAAATGACATAAAGTTTTTCATTGTCATAGTAAACTGTCTTAAATTTAGGGGTGTGTAAAAGCACCCCTTTTTTTAAATTTAAAAAATAAGATAATGTCAATCATTGTCACAGACTTGTACGATTGCTATGATTACATAATCGGGCTGTCAAGAACCGAATGTGAATGCTGGGACCCTAAAGAGAATTTTACGCTGAACTTTAATACAAGCTATTCAGGATTGTATATTGATGAGTTATGGCCTTTGCGGAGTCTGGCTTCTTTGGAGAAATGTGAACAAGATGTATGGGATGCTATGAATCAATCCAGAGAGAACGCTATCAAGTATTTCGTATCGGACGCATCCAGAGAGCTTCTGAAACATAATGAGCTAAGGGTGCAGCCTTATACGGGGGTGATAGGGCGGCGTAGGAACACCGCTGATCGCTCAATAGCGAAAACTTATGCTGGAGTACACCTTGTATGCAAAAAGATCGTAGGAGGGCAGATTACACTAAAAAAGATTTACACCGCTTTTAACTTTACCGGAACAGTTGACATAACGATTGCTGACAATATCGGAAATACCTGGGGACCATATACGCTGAATACTACTATAGATACATGGGTAGAGAATGATATCGTTGATCTTGAGTTACCATTGTGGAGTGATCTTGTAGACAACCTTGAGTACTTCATTTACTATACTGTAGGAGCTAACCAGCCGCGTAATAACGAGATATGCAGCGATTGTGCTAAGTCTATGATATTCTGTTCCAACCGTCCTTATTATCTATTGGGACATTCCGATCCTTACAAATGGGCTGAGAGTGTTATGGTCGGTGGATTTACTACAAATGACATCACTGATTTTGATGATATTACGAAAGATTACGGAGGGAATAATTTCTTAAATGGTCTTAACCTGGAAGTAAATATCGATTGTGATTTCGGACTGGGACTGTGTAAGGATTCACTTAACTTCTTGTCTGATCCTTTGGCTATAGCTACGGCGGAGGCTGTTCTTTATAAGTCGGGTGAACTGCTGGCAGATATGATTGCCGGATCCATTACGATGAGTTACACAAAACTTATCAATCGTGAAACGTTGATGAAGGAACAGGCTGTATGGATTGAAAAATATGATGAATTGATTGAGTATATAGGTCTTAATACGGACATTACTAAAACAGATTGTCTACAATGTAAGGATAACCAACCAATAAGGAAAGGAACGATATTGTCATGACTCCTGAAGAAGCAGCAAAACGGTTTAAGCGATTGAGCCAGATGGTAGCTAGAGATATGCCTCAGTTCATTACCAGGCGTATTGCTGAGGACGCTCAGGAGTATATTCGCAGAAGGGTAACAATGCAAGGGTTAAATTATCGTGGAGAAGCATTTAAACCATATAGCAGGAAACCTATGCTTACGTCAGGTACAACCGAAAAAAGTAAGTTAATATGGACTAAATTAGCAAGTTCACCAGAAAAACGGAAGCAATTGCAATGGAGAACGATAAAACACAAAGGTAAGAATGTACGGTTATTTATTCTTCCTGGCGGTTATGCTCAGATGAGAAGTTTAGAAGCAGGTTTACAAACTTCACACAAAGACTTTACATTTACAGGTCAAATGTGGCGCGGCTTTGGAGTAAAAAGAATATCTAAAACAAAGAATGAATTTGTTGTTACTTTGGGAGGGAAAAACGTAGAAGCTCAAAAGAAGATTGATGCAAACTCAAAGCGCGAAGGTGTTAATATCATTAATCTTTCAGACTCAGAGACAAAGAAATTAGCCAAGACAGTAGATAAAGAGTTACAGAGATACATAAATAAAGTAGGATTATCATGATATATAAAATAGCCGATCTGTTAAGAGACGAGATAAAGGATCTAAACTTTGTGGATATAGCTGTAGGTTTAGCCAAACCGACAGTAGTAAAAGTTCCCGGTCCGGAAGAAGAAATAACTCCTATAATAGTTCCTATGGCTCTAAATAGCTTAGATGATCCTTGTATTCCGGGTGATCTCCTGCCGCTTGTTCCCGATACTACAAAGATGTCAATTCATTTCTGGGAAGATCAAGGCTTAGAACTTCTTAATGAAGGTACGTATTATTATCATTCCCAAGCTTCTTTGCGGCTTGTTAGTTGGTGGAATCTTCCGCTGATAAACTCCGCTTATACTGATCCTTCTTTGCTAGTGGCCAATCTTATCGCCGAGATACCAGAATCGCTTACGACAATAGATTATTTATCACAGATCCAGGTAATGTTTAACGGCGAAGAAACCGGGGCCAACGTAGTAGCTGCTTATAACTTCGATGAACCGGAGAATCAGTTTACTACTTATCCTTATGTGTATACTGCACTGAGTTATGTGGTGGAGTTTGCTTTCGGTAAGAATTGCGTTGATGCTGTTGTATTAAATCCTTCGGCATGTCCTTAGAATTACTTATAATATCGTTACAGATAGCTGTTTTCGCTGTTGTTTTTTCGTGCATCCTGATCGAGGAAGGACAGATATTCAGCTTTTATGGTGATCTGTTAGGCCGTTTGCCTGATTGGTTAAGCCAGCCGCTAGGGCTTTGCGCTTATTGTTTCGGCGGACAGGTCGCTTTGTGGTATTTTATTTTTATTCCTGAGTATAATTTTTTCACTCACATTTCCTTTGTTGCTATTACTATTTTTTTAATTCACCTAATCCTATATGTCTATGAAAGAACAGAATGAAGTAAAACACCTTGATCAGTCGAAGTCTCATTTTGAGGCTAACGGCAAGAAATATCATATTACAAAGAATATATGCATTGAGCGATGGAGACATTTTGAAGATTTACAGGCAATGGTAGGTTTTGGACGTACCTTTGAAGATTTGTTTACGGCCTTTAAGGATATTTGGTCAGCATTAGATGAGAAAGGCGGTGCTAAAGTTGCAACAGCTTCTATTATATGCCATAATGCGATGACAGGAATAAAGACTAAATTGGAAGAAAGGCATCATCCAGCCCTTATGCTATGTACTATTTTTGTTAATTATGAGGGTGAAGATGAAAAAGTTTTCGATGAAGAAATAATGAAGTCTAAAATTAACGATTGGCAGGAGGAGGGCTATGATATAAATGATTTTTTTCGTTTGGCTTGGAAATTAGTTCCAAGCTTTATAGAGACTTACAAAGAAGATATAGCCAGTACTTTGAACCTTACGAAGCAGGAACAATCCTCCACATCGAAAGGCAGAAAATGAAAAGAGACTTGTTTTGGACAGGTCTGCTAACAAGGATAGCAAAGCAGGGAGCAGTAAGTTATATGGAATTAAAGAAATTACCTGTAGATGAATTTTTTCTTTTAGTGATGGAATACGAAAAATCTATGCAAAATGGCTGATGTAGTACTAAATATAAAAGCACAGATAGCAGATCTTCAGAAGGATATGAAGAAAGTACAGGCAGGGCAAAAAAATCTTGCCAAGCAAAGTACTAAGACGCAAAAGACTATGCAGAAAAATATCGGTGGTACAACAAAGTCAGTACAAGGCTTAGGTGCAGCATTTTTAACAGTATTTAGTATTGCAGCAGTTACACGACTAACAAAATCAATAATAGCTGTGCGTGGAGAATTTGCCACTTTCCAGGCTGTTCTTATAAATACATTAGGATCAGCAAAGGAAGCACAAAGGGAATTCGATAAGATACAAAAATTCGCCGCTGAAACTCCTTTTTCTGTTCGTGGTCTTACAGATGCTTTTGTACGATTGGTGAATCAAGGATTTAAACCAACAACAGATCAACTTAGAAAGCTTGGGGATTTAGCAGCATCAACGGGAAAGGATTTTATTCAGCTTACCGAGGCAATTTTGGATGCTCAGACAGGAGAATTCGAGCGGTTAAAAGAATTTGGTATTAAAACAAAAAAGGAAGGCGACAAAATCACATTTACATTTAAAGAACAGGCCACACAAGTTGAATATACTTCGGCGGCTATACAGGAATACATTCTTAGTTTAGGAGATGCGGAAGGTGTTAGCGGTGCTATGGCTGCAATATCTGAAACCCTTAATGGGCGTATATCCAACTTAACAGATTCATGGGAGGGATTACTTAATGTTTTAGGAGGTAGAACTGAAGGTGTATTTTTTAAGGCAATTGATTTGATAAAAAATGTAGTCGATGGCCTAAAAGCTTTCAATGAATTAGCTGAACCGGAAACGGCAGGTAGAAGGAGGGCAAATGTTATTACTGCATTAATGGGAGATGATTTTGATATATCTGAATTAGCAATAATAGAAAATTATATAAAAACTTATTCATCTGAGTTGATCACATTACAGCATGCAATTTCAACACTTCAAACGGCGGAGGAGGAGGCTTCTATAGCAGGGGTTTTTTATCTTGATTCTGACAAAAAAAAGCTAAAGAATTTAATAGAACAGAGAGAGGAACTTGCGGCATTAATTCAGACACTTAAATTTTCTACAGAGACAACAGAAGAAAATGCCAAGGCTACTGATGAAAGCGGAAAATCATTAAAAGAATTAGCTAAAGAACGTAAGGAACTTATTAATAGTTTAGCATTAACACAAAAACTCGAAGAAGAAGAAGCAAAACATTTCGAGGATATGACGGATTTCATAATGGGTCTAGGCGAAGAAAGGCTCGCACAAACGGAAAGCATAACGGATCAATTAAAACTAGCTGCTACAGAAAGAGTTGATCATGAAATTGCAGAAAATGAACGCCTTGCTGAATCTGAAAGGCAATTAGCTCTAATCAGAATAACTATGCTCCAAGCAAGGGGGGAAGCTGTTTTGTCAGGGCTTGATTTACTTGCAGCAGTAACAAAGGAAAATGCTTTAGCTCAACAGGTCATTGCAATATCTCAGGCTATTATAAACGGCGCTTTACAGATTACCAAGATAGGCGCACAAGCAGGAGTATTCGCTTTACCCCTACAAATAGCTGCGGGGCTCAAAACATTAGCACAAATAGCTATTATCAAACAACAAAAATTTGAGAGAGGTGGTTATGATGTTCTCAAAGGTCGCCGTCATGCTCAGGGTGGCGTAGACGTTGGAATAGGTGAAGCGGAAGCAGGAGAGGGGCTTGCAGTTTTCAGCCGCGAGGCTACGCAAAAGTATGGTAAGTTCCTCCCTGCCTTCGTGAAAGCGATTAATGAAAATAATGGTGAGCTAGGTTATTCAGACGGTGCTTACATGATTTCGTTTGATGATTCTAAGTCAGTAAAAGAGCTTAAAGGAATAAAAGAACTTCTTAATAAGCCTGAAATAAGATATGAAGGTCGCTATAGGATAGAAACACGCAAAGGACAAGTCACAAGAGTGAAATTATGAAATATCACTATTACATAAACGATGTAGAGGTTTTTCCTAAAGGTGAATGGTCCATAAATTATCAACGTAACGAGGGACAGATATTCTTTCGAAGGATCTTTGAAGGGGAGCTGACTTTCGGAGATGCTGACTATGATCTTATCAAAGGATTGAGTTGCGAGATAGCGACTTTTGATATTTATTGTGGTGGCTCAATAGATTGGCAAGGACAATTTCAGTATCCCTATCTGTTAGGATTTGATGATGATTCATGTACAGTTGTTTTGACTCCCGAAGTAGTGGACGAGTATTCTTGTATAATGAATCATTATGATACAGATTTTATAGGCGGTGGGTTAGCAGCGGCAATTACGCCACAGTTATGGACTTGTCCTGCACCGGGAGCCTTAGTTCGTGCTTTAGCTTCTGCATGGCCGTTAATAGGTAATACAGGAGTAGTAACAGATGATTATTTCACCAATATATTAAATAGTGTACTCAGGATGGATTGCGGACTTACATTGAGGAGTTCATTTATGCTCAATGATGATTTTGCTAACGGTGATAATTATGCTGCTGCTTATGGGACTGATAATTATATAACGGGTGCTAATAATAGATTACCTAATGTTCATTTAATAGATCATTATTACCTGAAAACGGCATGGGCTTCATCATGTGATATGCATCCTGAAATGAATTTTAAAATGTTAGAAGAATTAATAAGAAATGCTTTCAATGCTTATTGGTTCATCGACGAAAATGGACATTTCAGAGTAGAACATATATCATATTTTGATCCTGCCTTTGCTCATTCAGATTATACCGTAGGTTATGATCTGACTACCTTAATGGATCGCGGAGGGCGGAGTTTTGCTTATCGAAGGAATAAGTATGAATACGAAACAGGCAGGATGTACGACCAGGAACGTTGGTCATGGCAATATTACGAGGGGACAGAGGGAACAATACCTCACAATACAGAATTTGAAGGATTACCATTATATTATGGCGCTGCAGCAGGTCATAAAAGCGATTATGTGTCCGGGGAATTTAAAGAAAAAGAACATGCTTGTCCTAGGTTCTGGACAGACATTGACTGGGGTGAACAGCTAGTGGCAGCAGGAGAAGTTGATACAATAAATTGCGATGGGTTTTTAATGGTTGATGTTGACCTGACTACAGCACCAAATTATAAAGTATTCTGTGAAACAGGATTACTCAGTGGTGTTAGTATAGCTAACGGGCATCTATCTACAGAAAATTTACTCGAACATTATCACACTTACGACAGGATTTTCTTAGAAGGCAATATGAATGATGGTAATGTAATGACTTTCGATACAGCACAAAAACACAAACTACAGGAGTCTATAGAATTTCCGGTATGTTGTGATGAGTCGTTTGATCCGTTAAACAGAATAAGAACAGAACTGGGAGACGGCGAAGTGAAAGCAGCCGTACAAAAGAAACAAAGTATAGAAGTAGAATTATGGCACGAATTTGATTGTTAAGATATGGAAAAAGGAGCATTATTACCACTAAGGTTTTATCCTGGCACAAGTTGGCAGGATTATAATAAGATAAGTCATGCTCAGGATATGGCAATATTTAGAGAGCATCAGAATTTCCCTCCTGCCTTTCAGCTTACTTTGCCAGATATTGGTATGCATTGGGGGATATTGGATTTTACTACTATAGATATGGTAAATATTGAAGATCTGTCTACAGTAGATATCACGGGGCATATCTTTGAGGTCTATTCCGTTGCAGGGGAATTTCGAGCATTGGTACATTTCCGCTATCCTTTGGGTAGCCTGAATATAGGACGCTTTTATTATCACATCTCCGATGGACAAACAGATTGGTATAGCGAAGTATTTGAATTATGTGATCTTGATACAAATGCCTTAAGTGCAGTATTTGATCATGAAACGAATTTTTCTCAGTGGGGGAGTACTTATTCAGCAGCTGCGGAAGCTATTGTAGGAACATTCTTTTGTAAGACAACAGCAGCAGGAAGGGGGCATGCTTATACTGATATAACAGCTTTCCTCGAAGAGGAATTTGATCTTTATGTTACAGCAGCTAATTATGGCGGTCCCGCTTGTGGTGCAACAGACTGGAATGCTTCATTGTTTTTAGAACTAAGGACTGCAACAGGACTTGTAGTAAGTAATACCATAGAAGTAACCGCCGTAGGAACATATTCTTTTCAGTTAATAACAGAAGCAGGAGGCAGTTTGCGGCTTTATATGTATGCTGAAGATGATGAAACAACAAAAGGAACTGTTGCAGTATGGCTACAACGTAGATATTCGGAGAAAAATGTACAGATAAGATGGTCACATCCAAAGAATTTCTGTAAAATTTTCTATGAAGATGGATATGAGAATGTAATGTTTCTCAATTCCAAACAGGTAATTAATGAAAACTCAATTGAGGAGACGGTAGTTGAAGATGATGAAACAAACAAATATCGGATTATAGGCACTAACAAAAAGTTTAATTCTTTGCGAATAGCATCCGGGGAGGCTATGTTAAACGCTATGAGTCTATTAAGACTTCATGATAATATAACAATCTATCGCGAAACGGGCGAACCGATGGATGTTGATGACATTACTTTAGAACAATCTGTCAAAGATTATGAAACATCTATTATAGATTTGGTTTACCGGGAGCGTAGCTGTTCTGTTGAGGCTTGTGGTTTTGAGATATGCTGTCCTGATGAAGAAATTCCTATAATGGAAGATGTTATCTATGGAGGTGTAGGAAATTTACCTCCGGCTGCTGATTGGACAGGCAAATATTTTATTGTAGATGTAAATCCCTGGGATTTCTTTCTTATTTATAACTCCACGGGTGCAGCTTGGGTGGGAACTATAGTTACATGGAATATCATAGGGAATTGCTTAGAAG